TATAATACGGAGTTATCTTAGTTGGGTCTTGTACTGTTGTGTAAAACGTGTTTTCAGCATAAGCATAAAACAGTTGTCCAACCGGATAATCATACTTTACAATTTCAATTTGAGATGCTGTTGGATATTGATACGAAACATCAGACGATGGAACAATGTAATTTCTTGTTAGATTTAGTGGGTCTACTACCGTTTCAAAGAATACATATACGCCAACATTTTGACTTCCATTTGTATACCCAGTTATATTATTGAAAAAGTCTGGATTTAAAATCAATTGTTTATTATTTACATCGGTTGCCGCAACTTCAACTTGGAAATCATTGATATAACCGTCTGATTGAACTGTTTGACCAACTATATTAAGTGACGTATTGCTGCCAAGTGGCGCGCTACTTCCAAATTGTGAGTTAACACCAAGCACACTGATGAAATCTTGAATGGACTTACCAGAGTAAGGATCATAAACAACTTTATTTGAATCAAATATAAATCGCGTGTCTGCAACAGAACCAAAATAATACGTTAGTGCATTGTAGTAAATTATATAATTATTGTTTCCAGTGCTTTGAAAATTGACAAAAGCAGCCGGATCATTATACGTTGATATGGACCAACGATCTTGACTTATAGGTAATGAGTTATTAAATACCAATGAGAAGCTCTGTTGAAGTTCCATTCTAATGATTGATTCTTGTATGATAGTTGTTGAAATAATATTATCAAACACTGGGATTACTTGAGTAAGTATTACGCCAGATGGTAGATATCCGTTTATTTTAATTGGTCCTGCGCCATTTGCAAAACTGCCAGTTCCGTTGTTGCTTCCGTCACCAATAACATTCAGTACCGTTGTCCAAACCGTAGTGCTGTCTCCAACTCCGGGTATACCCTGAACAAGACGATTGGAAGAATCAAAATAGAATCCAGAAGGTGCAGTGAACTGACAAATTGCCCCAGTGGTGACATATTGTAAGTTACTTCCGGAATATGTTCCCACATTCATTGGAACCTGAGCAGATTCAATATACGTATATAGATATCCTGACTCTTCACCAGAATTTACGGTGCTGGTTTGCCAGTATACTGTTCCAGGACCGACAGTGGAGTTGACCGGGTACCTAGGATAATTCTGAATATAATATTGCTGCGCTCTGTTAAGACCCAAAACAGATGCTAGATCATTAGTGAAGAAAGAAATGATATCACTGGTAGTATTGACCGTAAGAGTTAATATTCCATCGGAATCATCTTGATATAATGCGCCATCTGATCCGAACGAATTTGTACTGGAATATTTTCCAGTAGGATCAAGTAAATCCAAATTTTTGGACACGCCGATAGATGATCGGTTTATGGCCGTTGATTTAATTATTGAACTGTACATAGTGTATGGAAAATTACTGTAATCTTCACCGTTAACCATGCGGTTCTGTGTGTAATAACGCAGAGGGGCGCGTTGCTTGATATCAGTCAAGGTTTCACGAGCCTGCGCATTTGATACGGACTGCTGCAATGACAGAGAAATTGTCAAAGTCTGTGGAGTATTTGTATTGTCAATGTAGGTAAAAGTTACTGATAGTCCGGACATTTCTGTAGGACTAATCGTGTAGGTAAGCGCATTTCCAGCACGTACATATGATCTGAAATTTCCTACTGGAATTTCAGAAAACACACCATCACCAAAAATATAACTGACTGTATCATTGACGCCAGAATAAACAGAAAAAAGAGGACTCAGTGTTGTTGGTTTCTGCAAGTACGCGTTTGCATATATGTTTTCTACCTGAATCCACGGAGTTCTAGTACCATCGGTGTTGATCTGATACAACCACGTATCAGTATTGTTGATTCCCTCAATTGTACCTATAGGAATGACTTGATTTGATATTTGTTGGGACAAACTGAAGTCATAATTTTGTAGTGTACCTTGCTTGAAATAAAAGAAGAATCCCGTGTTTGGACTTCCAAAACCCAACTGATCGTTACGATAAAGCATATTAAATTGACCAGAAGGTGCCGGTGGAATTTCGTAGATATAATCTTTGTTTACGGACGTAACACTGACAAGTTCAAAATTCATTGATTGGTTGTCAATGGTTGAGGTAAATGGCACTATAGGCAGTGCATTTGGCGCAATTTTAATTGCATATTCGCTAGTTGTTACTCCGAGTATATCTTGGGTATTACCGGGCTTGCCGATTCTCTGAGAGCTAATCAATGCAGCATTAAATATTGTGTTGAACTGTTCTAACCAGTTTGGGTTAGCAGGATCATTCCACAAAACTGGAACGTTGCTAAGATTGAATCCGTTAATGTCAGTAACGTTTTGTGTTGTGGTGACACTTGTTACTTTGAGATATCCCTGTCCAGCCAAATTTCGCTTTGGTGTATAGCCAACTAAGTTTGCCAGTTTAATTACGGAATCTCGTCTTTCGGCAGTGTCCATGAAATTTTCACGTGCGTTCAAGTCATCTCGGAATGCGAGACCCTGACCCATGAACGCAATAACATCCAAAAGAGCGATGAATTCAGAAGATTCTACATAGTCATTAAATGTTTCTGGATAGTAAAGACGCAAATAGTCTACGAAACTTTTACGAAGAGTTTCATAGTCATAGCTTTGAAAGTTAGCCTGTTGATAAGTCTGATAGATTGTTTTCCAATCATTAACCCCGAAAAGTGTACTCTGTCTGCTACTAGTAGCCATAATTTAATAACTCTCTTTTGATAATAATATTTATCATTACCAAAAAATGGCATTTTTGTTTAAGATAGCCCTGCCGTTGAACTTTCTTTGTCAAAAAATATATTAAGAGTCTGAGGATTATTGAAGGGGTTGATAGAAAATTGCATCTCTAAAAGTATGCCATTGTTTTGAGGATAGACCTTGAGATAGTTAATATCCAATCTAGGGTCCTGTGACGCAACTCTTCTTATTTCATTTTGTAGCTGATTCTGAACGTCACCAGTATTAGGTTCAAAAACAAAATCCCATAGTGATGTCCCGTACCCCGGTTGACCAACTTTTGATCCCAAAGGTATATTGAGAGCATTAATAAAATCTCTAATTACCAATGGGGCATCAGTGAGCGTGTATTTTTTACCAGAATAAACTGGTTTTGTTATTGACCCACCACCATTGTCTATTCCATTCAGAATATTGGTGGTTTTTACTTGACCTGCATCTATAGTGCTAAAACCGATATAAGTTGGCATAATACTATTTAGCCTCCCATGTTAGTAGTTGTTGGACCGGTAATACCGGATATAGAATTATTGATGGCTTGCATATCAGTGGCCGCAGATTTTTGTAGAGCCTGTAGGGAAGAACCCGACATAGCAGACGCTGTAACATTTGCTGTAAATACGTTGGACAGTGAATTTGCAGTGTCATTTATCGTTGAGAAATCACTTGATAATGATCCCGCACCTGTAATCAATGAACCTAAACTGGATGTTGATAGAGTTGACGATCCTGCACCATATGGCAATGCGTTTGCCAACCCACCTCCTGTGGCAGAGACCAACCCAGAAGCAGGATTTGTTCCGGTTACTGAATCTATCAAGCTAGCAATGGAAGAACTGTTTGGATTTGTTCCGGAAGATGATGCTGAAGCAACAGCTATTGCGGATGCATTTGTTGAAATTAATGTAGATGCCATATTAGTACTTTGTTGTCCTGTTCCACCATCTACCACTGCTGCATCACTGATACCATTTAG